GGCCGTATTTATTAAGACAAGCGTAGCGCGTCAGTAATAAACACTAATTACCTTGATATATTAGTGTTTATTGACACTAATAGAGTAGATTTGGAAAGTGAAGGAGGAAGAAGGAGGTACGACGCACAACAACTGAACAAAACAAATAACGACAATAGTGTCACAAAAAAAATAAAAAAACAAAGTTATGAGTATATGGAGTAGCCTAGCCACTTGGGCAAAAAGTGGCGCACCCTCAAGTAGTTCAGTATTAAATACTGGACTTACAATGCTAACAAACTATCAAAATAGACAAAATGCATTAAAAGACCAACAAAGGTTGAATTTATATAATTCACCTCAACAACAAATGCAAAGATTTAAGGAAGCGGGACTTAATCCGAATCTTATATATAAACAACAAAATTTAGGAGAACCAGTACGAAGTACTGATTTTGTAGCTCCTAAAATAGACGAAACTCAGTTAGATGTATTAGGAAAATCAACTAACATTACAAATCGTAATTTAGAACAACGTAGTTTAATGTTAAGAAACGATAACCAACAATTACAAAATGAGATTTTAGAATTACAAAAAAATGATTTAGCCGATAAATATTTTTATCAAAACGAAGCTGCAAAAGCTGCAAGAGATAATGCTTTTGAAGGTGTAAACCTTAAAAGACAAGAAAGGAGTCAAAAAGATATTACAAATCCATTAGAAGTAGATAGATTAAAAAAGCAAAATCAATATATTGATGAACAAATTAGAGCTTTAGCAAGAAATACTGATTTTCAACAATTAACTTCAGAAACACAAAAAAAGATTGCTGAACAAACTTATTTAAATTTAGTATCCACTGGAGAAAGTATAAAAACTAATACTGGTTTAAATATGTTTAAACAAAAAATGAATGATTCATTAGATAAATTAAATTTAGGTTCTGGAGTAGCACAGGATATAATAAAAATATTAATATCTAAATTATTACCATAATGAGATTATACACACAAGACCAAATTTTAAGGTTAATAAAACTTTATAATACGGCAGACATGTCCGAAAAAGAGTTACTTAAAAAGTATGTAGAACAGGCACTATTTAAATATTTTAATCACAAACTAAAAACAAAAAAATGCGAAGAAGGAACTATCGACGCTCATTTAGAAAGGGCGGTTATGGCAAACGACGTAAAGTAAGCCGTACATATTATGTATCACGCGGCGGAATTAGACTATAACAACAAGGGGTTAGTCACCCCTAATTTTTAAAAAATTAAACAATAAAAAAATGGGAAAAAATTTATTCAATTCCATTAAGTTACAAAAACCTCAAAAAAACGTTTTTGACCTCACGCATGACGTGAAATTATCAGCAGATATGGGTAACCTCACACCCATATTGGCATTAGAATGTGTACCTGGAGATAAATTCGAACTAGGTTGTGAATCGTTAATTAGGTTTGCACCTATGATTGCTCCTGTAATGCATCGTATGGATGTATCAATGCATTATTTCTTTGTACCTAATCGTATTTTATGGAAAAATTGGGAAAAGTTTATTACTGATGCAAATAGTGGAGCAGTTATTCCATTTATGGATTCATCATTATTAAATGATAATGCTGTAACAGGTAATCCAAAGAAATTTGCTGATTATATGGGAGTTCCACCACCATCTGTAGGAAGTACATCAACACAAATAAATTTATTGCCATTTTTAGCTTATCAAAGAATATGGAACGAATTTTATCGTGACCAAAATTTACAAACCCCATTACAAGATAATATATTAAACCCTCAAGATGGTAATATTTATTCTTATATGTCCTATGCAGAGATTTCTAATTTATTAAATCTTAAAAAAAGAGCATGGGAACATGATTATTTTACTGCTTCATTACCTTTTGCTCAAAAAGGTGCAGCAGTTGATATTCCTTTGGGAGAAATTAGTGGAGATGTTTTAGTAAAAACTTCAGGAGCAACTACAACTTTAACAGGTACTACAAATATTACTGTACCATCTGCAACATCAACACCACCTTATGCACCAAATCAATTATTTGCTGAAACTGATGGATTAGAAATTGCACCAACTACAATTAATGATTTACGTAGAGCATTTAGACTACAAGAGTGGTTGGAAAAGAATGCACGTGGTGGTACACGTTATATTGAAAATATTTTAACCCATTTTGGTGTTAGGTCATCAGATAAAAGATTACAAAGACCTGAATATATTACAGGTGTAAAATCACCTGTAATTATTAGTGAAATAGTAAATACTACAGGTCAAGTAACACAACCCGGTGAAGAAAACTTAGGTTTACCTCAAGGTAATATGGCAGGACATGGAATGTCTGTATCATCTGGTCGTTCAGGTACATATTTTTGTGAAGAACATGGATATATTATTGGTATTATGTCTGTTATGCCAAAAACTGCATATCAACAAGGAATACCAAAGACTTATTTAAAAAATGATACTTTAGACTATTTTTGGCCTTCATTTGCACATATTGGTGAACAACCTGTGGAAACTCAAGAAATATATGCTTATACATCAAATGCTGCACAAACATTTGGATATGTACCTAGATATGCAGAATATAAATTTATGCCATCAAGAGTTGCAGGAGATTTTAGAGATGAATTAAAATATTGGCATTTAGGAAGGATATTTGACACTGAACCTGCATTAAATGGAGCATTTATTCAATGCGACCCTACAAAACGGATATTTGCAGTTAATGACCCAACAGGAGATTCTTTATATTGTCATGTACTAAATAAAATTAAGGCGGTAAGACCTATGCCTAAATTTGGTACACCAATGTTTTAGTCATGAGTAGTAGGTGTATTACACCTTTTTATAAAAAAGAACTTATAAGAGGTGAACATATACCATTCCCATGTGGAAAATGCCCCCCATGTAAAAAACGCCGTACAAGCGGTTGGTCATTTAGGTTACTTAAAGAAGGAGAGCGGAGTAAATCCGCTCTCTTTGTAACCTTAACATATGATACAGACCATGTTCCAGTCACTAAGAATGGTTATATGACGTTAGATTTAAAAGATTTACAGAAATTTTTTAAAAGATTAAGAAAATTAACTAATGAAAAACTTAAATATTATGCTGTTGGAGAATATGGCAGTACGAAAAAGCGCCCTCATTATCATATCATTCTTTACAACGCTAATCAAGAGCATATTGCACGTGCTTGGGCTCTTAATAATCATATTATTGGCACTTATTATATTGGCAATGTTAGTGGTGCCTCTATCGGTTATACGTTAAAATATATGTCTAAAGAATCTAAAATTCCAATGCATAAAAATGATGATAGAAAAAAGGAATTTAGTGTTATGTCAAAAGGATTAGGTAGTAATTATTTATCAGATAATATGATAAAATGGCATAAAAACGATTTAGAAAAACGTATGTACGTTCCAATAGAAAATGGTAAAAAAATTGCTATGCCTAGATATTATAAGGATAAGTTGTATAATGAAGAAGAAAAGGTTAAAATAAGTGAATACATGGTTAAAATAAGTGAAGAAATAGATTTGGAATATTCTAAAGAGTTTTCCAGTTTTACAGAACAAGAAAATGTTACAGTACAAAGACATTTACATGCATTTAAAAAAATGCATAAAGAATCAGAATTAGAAAGAAAAAATAACGCATTATGAAAATTAGAAACATTTTTAACGCAAAAGAATTTAATGATAACGAAGTCAATAATCAACCATCTCAAACTATTCCTGACCAAGCATTGTCAGTTAGAGATTTGTTAAGTAGATATGCTAATGGTTTACCATTAGTTGGTTCTAAAGAACCTATTTATGAAGGAGAAGATGGAGATGGAATCGACCCTCGTAGACTCGATTTAGCAGAACGTCAAGAACTTGAAATAGCTGCACGTCAAGAACTTGCCGAAATCGAAGAACGTCTAAAGAGCAGTAAAGCAGAAAAAAGTAAGTCAAAACTTACAGAAAAACAGATTCAAGACATTGAATCTCAAGATGTTGAAAACATCAAAGATTAAAAGAAATATGGCTGTGCAAGTTTACTTGCATGGCCGTATTTATTAAGACAAGCGTAGCGCGTCAGTAATAAACACTAATTACCTTGATATATTAGTGTTTATTGACACTAATAGAGTAGATTTGGAAAGTGAAGGAGGAAGAAGGAGGTACGACGCAC